AAGATGATATGTTTCCACCGTTTGAAGAGTTTAACGGTGATAACTTTGAAGAGTTTTTTGGCGGCCCAGAGCCTGAAGAATTAATTATATTTTTTGATCCTGATCCTTTGCCTTTTATAGATGACTTTGGCCCACGCCATGATGAACCTTTCCATCAAGACGATATATTAATAGAAGAGTTTATCTTTCAAGAAACTTTTTTAGTTGAAGACTTTAGTGAACCAAACACATTTGTTGAATTTGAAACTATTGAAGAACTAGAAGAAAGGCTTGAAGAAGAAACCAATGAGAACTTTGAAGAGCGACACGAAGAAGAATTTGTTGATCTTGATGATCCTGAAGAAGAATTTATAGAAGAAATATTTGAAGAAGAAGCTGTAGAAGAAATCTTTGAAGCCATAGAAGAACGCATAGCAGAAGCTGAAATCGAAGAAGAAAGATTGGAAAGAGAAGAAATAGTAGAAGAGTTTGAAGAAGTTTTTGAAGAAGAGTTTCAAACCGCAGAAAGGGAAGAGGCTACAGGTAAAAGCTCTATTAGTAGGGACATAGCATTAAGAGTGGTTGCATCTACCATAACAACTGCAAATCAAAGTGTTAGCGGTACTAACTCTGGTAATTCTGTTCATGCTACAGGCAACTCTATAGCCGCTGGTAATGCTGTAAGCTCTTCATCTAACTCTGGTTTTAGCACTAGCAGCTCACCAAGCATGTCAGATCAGTTTGCATCATCTACCGCTCAAACTAACCAAGTGCTTGATATGAGTAGCATGTCTGTATCTGGATCTTCTTTCAGCTCTACATCTGTAGAAACAGAAACAGTTTCAACAGAGACGGTTGTTTCAGTTGGAACAGTAGAAAACACTCAAGATCAAATGGATACATCTATCGCATCCGTTAGTGCTGATGCAGAAAATGATACAACCGTAGAAAATATTATTGCTCAAAACCTACAAACGGCCCAAGAACAAGTTGCAGCCAAACAAGAAGAGACTGGCGAGTATGGATCTGAAAATGCAATTATAGCTGTTATGGGGTTTTTACCAGGATTCAATGCTTATAGAGCAGTAGACATGCCGCAAAAAGAATTGTGGTATGAGCCAAAAAGCATTTATACTAATAATACACTATCAGACAATAATGCTGCATTTAATGGTTTAGCAGGACAAAGTATAAAAACTTTAACTGATTTAAAGAAATTGCAGCCAACACTATAGGAGATTTTATGGATTGGTTTCAAAATAAAACAACTCAGATAATTGCTTTGGTTGGTATCGTAGGAACCCTTGCTGGTTTTGGATATACAGGCGCAGAGTATGTAAACAGGCTAGAGAATTTAGAAGCCAAGATTGGCGGCATAAGCGAAGCGGAAGATGAAATGAAGATTATTGAAGAACGCTTTGCATCTATAGAAACATCAGTACAGTTTTTAGAAAAAGAAATAGATAGTATTGAAGTGCCAGATGTTACTGAAATTAAAACAGATATAGCAACAATTAAAGCTGATTTAGAAAGCCTAGATAAACGAATAGAGGAGATTAAAGATGACAATAAGAATCCTCTTGGTGGCTAATATATTTTTAATTGGTTGTTCAACACCATCTAACTACATACCCATAGCAGAAAACTCTAGCCTAGAGTGGAATGATAAATATGATTCTGACAAATGGCGTGAAAAATATAAACAGTGTCAAGGATTTTTGTATCAAGATAATGATGCTTGGCGTTGGTGTATGGATAATGAGTAAAGTACTGTTAGGTGTAGTAGCTGTTTTACTGGCGGTTTCTTACTATCTTTACAGCCAAAATCAAATACTTCAAACTAATAACGCAGTTTTAGAGGGTGCAGTAGCTACCCAAGAAGAAGCAATAAAGTCTATTCAAGCAGACTTTGAATTACAAACACAACAACTTCAAGACCTTAGTGTTAAGAGTCAAAAAGCACAAAGAGAACTGAGTAGATATACACAGTTTATACAAAACTATGAGTTAGCATCTAAAATACTTGCTGACCCAGTTGAAATGGAAAGGAAAATAAATAATGGTACAAAACACATTATGGAAAATATCGAGCAAATCAGTAGCACTATTGATGGTCTTGATAGTGGCCTGCAGTTGCAGCCTACTTCCAACTAAACAAATACAAGTAACTGCCAAGCCTATTGAGCGCAAGATAGTTCAACCTATCATGCCAAGAGAAATAGATCTTAGAGAGTTGCAGTGGATAGCTGTTACACCCGATAACTGGGAAGAGCAACTTGCTAGAATAGAAAAACAAGAGGGGGAGTTAGTATTTCTTGCTATGACCATACCTGATTACGAAGTTATGTCTTATAACATGCAAGAAATTAAACGCTATATTACTGAATTAAAAGATGTTGTCGTATATTATAGAAAAGTAACAACTAAAGATAATGAGTAAAAAACCAGAACCATATGTATACAAAGCAACCATTGAAAGAGTGGTTGATGGCGATACCATTGATGTTACCCTTGACTTAGGATTTGATGTCCGTTTGCATAAACAACGCTGCAGGTTGGCAGGCATAGACACACCTGAGTCAAGGACCCGAAACTTAGCAGAAAAAGCACTCGGCAAAAAAGCGTCAACAAGATTATCAGAATTATGCGTAGGCTCATTCTTAATACAATCGCTAGGTAAAGGTAAATATGGCAGAATACTTGCAATCCCTTTTACAGAAGATGGTAAAGATGTTTGCCAAATTCTTATTAAAGAAGGACACGCAGTTGAATACTGGGGTGGAACCAAAAAAGCAAAAGTCAGAGATGACGGAACATGGGGAGAATAATATGAATATTTCAGATGACGGATTTAACATTATAAAAAAATTTGAAGGTTGCGAATTAGAAGCCTACAAATGCGCAGCAGGAGTATGGACTATAGGCTATGGTCATACCAAAGATGTGCAAGAAGGCGATAAATGGACTGAAGAAAAATCAGAGTTTATGTTATGGCGCGAGCTAGAAGATGAGTATGAGCATTATGTTAACAGCCTGGTAACAGTTCCTCTAAACCAATGTCAGTTTGATGCTTTGGTTTCTTGGGTGTATAACTTAGGGCCAAACAATCTTAAAAGCAGTTCAATGCTTAGAGTTTTAAACGAAGGTAAATACGATGAAGTGCCTGCGCAAATGAAGAGATGGAATAAAGCAAGCGGCAAAGTTTTAGCTGGTCTTACAAGAAGAAGAGAAGCAGAAGGTTTAATGTTTGAAGGCGAGCCTTGGGATCATATATAAAATGCCCTTAACAAAACTTACATTTCAACCCGGTATCAACAAAGAGATGACTGACCTTATGGACAAAGGCGGCTGGGCTGATGGTAATTTAGTTAGGTTTAGAAAAGGTTTACCAGAAAAGATAGGTGGTTGGACTAAAAATAGTCTTAATACTTTTTTAGGAGCATGTCGAGCTATGCTTGGTTGGGTGTCTTTATCATCCACTAAGTTTTTAGGCATGGGAACTAACTTAAAATATTATGTCAAAGAGGGTGCTAACTTTAATGATGTCACCCCACTTCGATCTACAACAGCAGCCGGCGATGTAACCTTTGCAGCAACCAATGGATCTTCAACCGTTACAGTTACCGATACAGCTCATGGCGCAGTAGCAAATGATTTCGTAACCTTTAGTGGTGCTTCTAGTTTAGGTGGCAATGTTAATTCAAATGTTCTCAATCAAGAGTATCAAATAGATGCTATAACAAATGCTAACACTTATACGATAACTGCAAAAAACACCAGTGGAGTTACAGTTACAGCCAATGCATCTGATAGTGGCAATGGCGGTAGCTCAGTTGTAGGCAAGTATCAAATCAATACTGGCCTTAATGTTTATGTGCCATCAACTGGTTGGGGTGTAAGCACATGGGGTTCTGCTGCAGCGGCAAGCTTTGCCAATCAATTAAGATTGTGGTCGCATGATGCATTTGGTGAAGATTTAGTTATCAATCCTAGAGCTGGTGGTGTTTTTTACTGGGACACATCAAGCGGAACATCAGCCAGAGCAGTAAATATTACATCTTTGTCAGGAGCTAATCTTGCTCCAACCAAAGGCTTGCAAACAATTGTTAGTGATATTGATCGGCATGTTATTGTTTTAGGCGCAGATCCTATCGTAGGAAGCGCAAGAACAGGAAACATAGATCCTTTGCTTATAGCTTTTAGTAGTCAAGAAAGTTTAACAGAATGGAATCCTACAGCCACCAATACAGCTGGAGATATAAGACTGTCTTCAGGCTCACAGATAGTTGGCGGCCTAAGAGCAAGACAAGAAATACTTATTTGGACAGATACTTCTTTATACTCCATGCAATTTATTGGTGCTCCATTTACATTTGGCGTTAACTTAATCAATGAGAATGTAGGCATGATGTCACCTAATGCTGCTGTTAATGCACCAGATGGTGTTTACTGGATGGCTCGTGATGGCTTTTATAAATACGCAGGAGCTGTTCAAAGAGTTAATTGTAGTGTGCTTAACTATGTCTTAGATGATTTAAACGTAACTCAATCTTTTAAAATATTTGCTTTCAGCAATAAAGAATTTAATGAAATAGGATGGTTCTATTGTTCTGGAAGCAGTGACGATATAGATAGATATATCACATACAATTATTTAGAAAACGTTTGGAGCATAGGAGAGTTGTCAAGAACAGCTTGGTTAGACGAAGGGATCTTTGAAAATCCATTAGCAACAGAAGGATCAGCAAACAGCAGTATCTTATACAACCACGAGACTGGCTCAGATGCAGACGGTGTACCAATGGACAATGTCTTTATTGAGTCTGGTGATATTGATATTGATGAAGGCGAACAATTTGGTTTTGTTAGTAGAATTATTCCTGACGTTAAGTTTTTTGGTTCTACTCCTACAAGTGGCCAAATAAATTATGTTTTAAAATCAAGAAATTATCCGGGCGAAAATTTAACAACGAATTCAACCAGTGATGTTACGAGTTCTACCACACAAAATTTTGTAAGAACAAGAGCTCGTCAATTAGTATTTAGAGTCCAGTCTGATGATGATGCAGATACAGGAGTAAGAACTGGATTTAAGTGGAGACTAGGAGCCAATAGATTTGATATAAGAACTGATGGCAGAAGATAATGGCAAAGCTTCTTGATAGCAGGTTACCATTAGCGTTAAACGAAGTTGATGCAAGTTTATTCAATAGATTAGTTAGAATACTAGAAATTAATCTAGGAAAGTTTGATCCAAATTCAACACCACAGTTTAACGATAGTGAAATAAATACTCTTGCTTTTAACGCTGGAGATGTTATTTGGAATACATCTATTGGTGTACTTCAGGTTTATGTTGGCAACA